ATGCTCAAACACGCCGGGCTCGATCACTTGATCAAAAGCCTCGACGAGCAGAACCCGCGGAAAACCGGGCGCACCGACAAAAAGTATGAATGGGAGGGCGGCGGGTTTCTCGTGCCGCTCGGCGCGGTCAACGCGAACAAGCTTCGCTCGATCCCGATCCAGGTGTTGCTCCGCGACGAGCTCGACGGCTGGGCGGATAACGTGGGGCGCGACGGCGATCCCGTCAAGCTTTCCGCCGACCGCACCGCGAGCTATGAGGCGACGCGCAAGATTTACGATTGCTCGACGCCGCTGATCCTCGGCAATAGCAAGATCTCCCGGCTGTTTTCCGCAGGCGATCAGCGCCGGTATTTCGTGCGGTGCCTCGGCTGCGGCCACGCGCAAACGCTTCGCTGGAGCCGCACGAGCACGGAAACCGGACTCGTCACCGGGATCACGTGGGACACCGAGGGCGGCAGGCTCGTCGCGGGCTCGGCGCGCTATCTGTGCGAGCAGTGCGGGCACGCCCACGTGAACAACGACAAAACGCGGCTATTCGCGCCGGATAACGCCGAATGGCGAGCGACCGCGGTTCCGGATTCACCGCATCATCGCAGCTACCATCTATCGGCGCTCTACTCGCCCGTAGGCATGCAAACGTGGGATGCATGCGTCGCCAAATGGCTCGAGGCATGGGACACCGAGAACAACCGACCGCGCGACAACCTCGCTCTCCAGGTGTTTTACAACAACGTCTTGGGCGAGCCGTTCGAGGTGCGCGGGGTGAAACTCCGGTTCGAGATCGTGAGCGCGCACCGGCGGCACGCCTATCGCTACGGCGAGGTGCCGAATCGTTGGCTACTCGAGGCGTGCGGCTCGCCGGTGCTGATCGCTACTCTCGCGGTCGACGTCCACATCGACAATCTTGCCGTCGCGGTGATCGGCTGGTGTCGCGGGCGCCGCGCGGTGCTGCTCAATTACTGGCGGTTCCACGGCGACACCGAGCAGCTCGACAACCCCGCGACGTGGGGGCGCCTGCGGCAAGTGATCGAGGAGCAGGAATATCGCGCCGACGACGGCCGCGCCTATCGCGTCCAGCTTTCGCTGATCGATTGCGGTTACTTGACGGATACCGTCTATCGTTTCTGCGAACGATACGAGGCCGGCGTGTATCCGGTGCGCGGGCGCGAGGCGCCGCCGCGAAACTCGCCGATCAAGGAATTTTGGAAGTATCAGACCGAGGGCGGGCTCCTCGCCTGGGCGGCCTCGGTCGACATGTACAAAGATCGGTGGAGCGCCTCGCTGCGGCGCGCCTGGGATCCCGGCGTCGGGATGCAGCCGGAAGGGTATTTCAACGCTCCGATCGATGCGACCGACGAGCAGCTGAAGGAACTTACCGTCGAGACGCGGCGCGAGAAGATCGACAAGGTCACGAACCGCCGGCTTGGGTTCGAGTGGCACCGCCCGAGCGGCGCGAATAACGAGCTTTGGGATCTTCTCATCTACTGCAACGTCGCGCTCGACATCATCGCTTACGACGTTTGCATCCAGCAAATGCAGCTCGAGGCGATCGACTGGCAGACTTTTTGGAGCGCGCTCTAGTGCATGCAGTACATGGGAGGAAAGTCCACTACCGCGCGACGCATCGCGGAAGTGATCGATTGCGCGCGCCGCCCGGGTCAACTTGCGTGGGATCCATTCTGCGGAGGCCTCAGCATGTCGGTTGCCTTGAGCGCTACCGGGCCCGTGCGCTGCTCCGACAAAAACGCGGCACTGGTCGCGCTGTACAGCGCGATTCGGGCGGGATGGGAACCGCCTGATCATGTCACTCGCGAGGAGTATCGCGCGGCGCGCGAGCTGCCCGATGCCGATCCGCGCAAAGCATTCTGCGGCTATGGCTGCTCATTCCGCGGCAAATGGTTCAGCGGCTATACCGAGCCCTACAGCGAGCGAACGCCCATGGGCAGTCACACGCGGCGTTGTCGACCGCATCGAGCGGCAGCGATCAGCGTTAAGCAAAATGTCTCCAAAGTGCGCGGACCGATCGAGGTGCTCGACTTTCTAGCGGTCGAGCCACGACCGATCGATGCAGTGATCTATTGCGATCCCGTCTATCGCGGAGTGACCGGATATCCCGAGGTCGGAGCGTTCGATCATGATCTGTTTCTGCGGCGCGTGCGCGACTGGTCTGGACGCATTCGCGGGCATGGGGGCTCAACGGGCGGAACGGCCGCGGGATGCGAGTGACCGAGCGCCTCTATTTTCTTCCCGCCGGAGCCCTGGCTCTAGGTGCACATCCCGCCCGAGGTCGGCGCCGATTTGCTCTGTAGCAACCCCAGGTGCGAGCCCTGTACCGCGCGGCGCCGGCGGCGCGAGCTCGTGCACGCGGCGCTCGCCGCCGGCGCGCTCGGCGCGTTTCTGGTCTGCATGTTCCTCCTCGCTTTCCTGCAATGGGGTGCCCGATGAGTGACGATTGTTGTGATGATGCGGCCTGGCTCGAGGAGCGTCTCGCCGCCAAAAAAGCGCTGATCGTCAAGTACGAGACGGAGATCGATGCACTCTCGGACGGCGCGCAAACCTACTCGCTCGACACCGGACAGACGCGGCAGGTCGTCACGAAAGCAAACCTTTCTGAGATGAGGAACATGATCGCCCGCCTCGAGAGCGACATATCCACGCTCCAGCAACGGCTCTACGGCTGCGGCCGGTTTCAAGTGAGGCCCGGATGGTGAAATATCCTTGGCTCAATCGGATCGTGGCTCGGTTCTATCCCGCGCCGCCGGCGCCACCGGCGGCGCCCGAGCCCGCGATGATCAGCCCGACGGCGCCGGCGCCGATGCGCCAGCAATGGCACGACGGCGACAAATACCCCGGCGGGTTCGGTTACACCGAGCTCCTCACCGCGGACTATTGGACGCTCCGCAAGCGGTCGATCCAGCTGTTCAAAACCAACCTGTACGCTCGCGGGATCGTCCGCAGGCTGGTTACCAACATCATCAACACCGGGCTCGCGCTCGAGGCGACGCCGGAAAACGCGATCCTGGGCGAGGGCGATGAGCAGCTCGCGGCATGGAGCGAGCTCGTCGAAAACCGCTTCCATCTATGGGAGCGCTCGCCCGCGCTGTGCGACTACTGCGGCGGCAAGGCGTTCGGCGGCATCCAGGCTGCCGCCAAGATGGCAGCGCTGATCTCGGGCGACGTCCTGGTTGTCTTGCTCCAGGATCCCGCGACGGGCCTGCCCCGCGTGCGGCTCGTCGACGGGCAGCGGGTGCAAACGCCCTTCGGTACCGGGGCGAGCCTGCCGCAGCTCGCGGCGGGAAACGAGATCAAACACGGGGTCGAGCTCGACGCGGACGGGCGGCAGGTGGCCTATTGGCTCGTTTCGCAGAATGCAAATCAAGTGCGCGTCGAGCGGCTCGCGGCCGTCGCGCCCTCGGGCCGCCGTCAAGCGTGGCTCGTGTACGGCACGGAACGGCTGCTCGATGAGGTGCGCGGCGAGCCGCTCCTATCGATCGTCCTGCAATCGATTCGTGAGATCGATCGCTATCGAGACGCGGTGCAACGCAAGGCGACGATCAACGCGATCCTCGCAATGTTCATCCAGAAAGATCAGGACACGATCGGCTCGCGCCCGCTCACCGGCGGCGCGGTCGTCCGCGGCAAGGATGCCGTTGCAGGGCCGGTGAGCGGCACGCGCCGGACGTTCAATTTCTCCGAGATGATCCCCGGCGCGGTGCTCGATGAGCTCGCCCCCGGCGAGAAACCGCAGGGGTTCTCGCCCACGGGAACGGACGAGAAATTCGCGGATTTCGAGGAGGCGATCGTGTGCGCGATGGCATGGTGTTACGAGATCCCCCCCGAGATCTTGCGGCTCTCGTTCTCGAGCAATTACTCGGCATCGCAGGCCGCGATCAATGAGTTCAAGCTCTATCTGAACCCGACGCGCGTTGAATGGGGCGACGCGTTCTGTCAGCCGATCTATTTCGATTGGCTGATCAGCGAGGTGCTCGCGGGGCGCCTCACCGCGACCGGGCTCCTCGATGCCTGGCGCGACCCGGCGCGCTTCGATGAGCTCGCGGCCTGGACGGCCGCGGACTGGAGCGGCGCGATCAAGCCGAGCGTTGATCTCGTGAAGCAAGCGAACGGCTATCAACAGCTCGTCGAGCAGGGCTTCATTTCGCGCGACCGCGCAGCGCGCGAAACGACGGGAACCAAGTTCAGTAAGAATGTTCAGAAGCTCGCGCGCGAGAACGCCGCACTCGCTGCGGCGATGAAACCGATCAAGGACCTAGAGGCCGCGAGCAAGC